GATGCCAAATATGCAGATAGAAGCAGAGCAGACCGGACAGCTCCGGTTTGCGTAAACCTTAAATTTTGTGGAGGTGTTGCCATGAATTTATTTGAAAAAGTAAAATGCAAAGGCTTTTATAAGCCATTTAAAGACGGAAGATGGCTGTATCTCGACAGGGAAACATTAACTGCTGATGCAATGGACAATAATCTGGCAGATGGAAACAATGATGGCACTGTCGAAAAGAATGTTGAATATATCGAGAAAACTTATTTCAAACACGTTGATAAGAATTTCATCGGCGTAATTGTCGGATATAAGAATATTGTTATCAAAGGTTATCTTGATGCAGTCTATCAAGACGAATGTGATGTAGGTGTCGGAGTTATTCCAGAAGCGTTTTATGTATCGAAAAGAGCAAAAGAAACAGTAAAATGTGCTGTTGTTTATTATGCGAACAATTTAAAACATTATGTTCCATTGGAAGATTTGGAGGTAATGCCATGATACAGATTTTAGAACTATTCGGAGGAATAGGCTCCCCGCGGTGCGCACTTAGAAACCTTGGTATTTCGGTAAAGGCGATTGATTATGTCGAGATTGACGAAAAGGCAGTACGTTCTTACAACGCCATGTTTGCAAACGAATTACCGTATAAGACGCAATCAGTTGTTGGGTGGAATCTTAAGCCGGATATTTTGATACATGGAAGTCCGTGCCAGGATTTCAGTATTGCTGGCAAACAGAAAGGCGCAGATAAGGGGTCAGAAACACGTTCAAGCCTAATGTGGGAAACCATCCACATTATCGGGCAGATGGGAGCCTGGAAGCCACGTTATGTCATTTGGGAAAATGTGAAAAATGTCCGTAGCAAATATATGGTGCATAACCACAACCGTTATATGTCTGAACTTGCAAAGATGGGATATACAAGCAGCTATGAGCTTTTGGATGCGCGGGATTTTGGATTGCCGCAGGCAAGGCAGAGATATTTCACGGTATCTGTACTTGGGAATGAATACTTTGATTTTTCCAATTTGATACATACACCAATGCGAAATATTAAAGACTTTTTAGAAAGTGATGTGCCGGAATACTATACTGTTACGCAACCGAGTATGTTACGAAGAATAGACGGATTGTCTGATTATAATGGAAGTTTTAAAGGCAGAGTTCCGGTTATTAAAGAGTATGCCATGACAATCACATGCAAGCAGATGAGAAGTCCAAACAGTGGCGTGGTTGATTTAGGGAACGGAAAATATCGGTATCTTACCGAAAGGGAATGTTGGCGAATACAAGGTTATACAGATGAGGATTTTGATAATGCACTGAAAGTACATCCAGGAAAGAAAAACTGCTTAAACGGTGCATTGTACAAACAGGCGGGGAACAGTATTCCGGTGACTATTTTTGAAAGTCTGTTCCGGAAGATAATTCTCGGAGAGACAAAAAAATTGGAAGAACAGACCGGACAGCTCCGGTTTGTCTAACCTTTAAATTTTAAAACCAGATAACAAATCCAAGCGATCATACCTTCCCCTGTAAGGATGCGGCGGGGGAAGAATAAAAATAAATTTGTAGTACATTGATAATTGAATATTGGCGGTTGAAGTGGTACAATTCAAAAAAATGCATATTGGAGGTATTGTTATGGCAGTAAATCAGCTAAAGATTGTTGTTAGTATCTTGAAAGAAGTTTCAGAAAAAACAGTCCCAAAACCGGAAGATTATGGAATAACTCAGCAATGCTACTATGATATAATAGAAGCGATGAATGATGAAGGACTACTGAAAAATGTTAAAATAACACATGATGCACAAAATAGGGTTTTAACAGCTTCTATAAAAAATGCAACAGTAACAATCAAGGGTATGGAATATCTTCATAACAATTCGGCATTAATGAAAACATATAAGGGATTGAAAGAAGTAAGAGAGTGGCTTCCGTTTTAATTAACTTACCAACCGTCAATATTCGATGGTTGGTATTTTTTTGCGCAAAATTTGAAAGGGGGAATGTACTTGGATGAAAAAGAAGTATACGAGATCTGCATGAGCGTGGACAGCATCATAGCTGATAAACTGACAGAATCAATCATTATTGGGACCAGTTACGACATGCTTGAAGCACACTACGGCATTCTTCCAATCAGCAGGCGTAGCTTTTACAGGAGAAAGGGCACAGCGCAGAGGCTTATGCGGCAGAGAATGGCGCATTTGGTGGAAGAAAAGAACGGGCAGTATATGATTGTATGGGGAAGAGAGGAATAACAGCCTCTCTTTTATTATGCCCTAAAGTTGGCACAAATCCATGCTTGACCTGTCTTATAATTATGATATGAGGAAAGGACTATGCCATGTATAAAACACAGAGAAATTACGAAAATGCACAGAGGATGTTATTTGATGGAGTTGGTCAGTATGACATACCGGAGTTAGAGCCTGTACAATTTGATAATGCAGAATTTATCGGATTCAATTATGCGAGGAACGCAAAAGAACCGGAGAATAAGGCAGTACATTTCTTCCTGGATGATTACCAGTTTACCAGAGTATGGACAGACCCGGATAAGTACACGGCAATGTTGCAACGGTTTAAGTATGTGCTGACACCAGATTTCAGTCTGTATACGGATTTTCCAAAGTCGTTACAGATCTATAACCATTACCGTAAGCACTGGCTCGGTGCGTACTGGCAGATGCATGGAATTAATGTTATTCCTACGATTTGCTGGAGCGATCGGAAGTCGTTTGAATGGTGCTTTGATGGAGAACCTACACAGGGTGTTGTTGCGGTCTCTTCTGTCGGGACACAGAACAGCACAGAAAAGAAACAGCGGTTTTTGGATGGCTATCTTGAGATGGTAGAGAGATTACAGCCTACACAGATTATTTTTTATGGCAGAGTCCCAGATGAGTGTAAAGGAAATATTGTACATGTCAAACAGTTCAGCGAGAAGTGGCATGAGGTTGAGGTGGCGCAGTGGTAGTGAATTTACAATTTTTTGGTGGACGTGGTGGCTCTAGCGGATTTGGGAAATTAAGTGGAAATGTTGTCATAAGTAAGGAAAATACACCACATGGAACGGTGTTCTATATGACTGGTACCAGAGATGTATTGTCACATTGGGATGATGAAGATAATTATCACGAAAAGCAAATCAAGATAAAAGAAAATGTTAGAAGTAGTTTTAAATCGAGAGAAGAAGCTGTTAAATATGCAAAGAAAAATGGCTATAAATATTTAAGTCTTTGAAAGGATACTGAATGGGTGGAAGAGGAGCAAGTAGTGGATTAAGCGAAAATAAAAATCCGTATGGCAGTCAGTATCATACGATATTAGAACATGAGAATGTCAAATTTGTAAAAGCAAATTCCAGAAACTCAGAATCACTTTTTGAAACGATGACGGAGGGCAGAGTGTATGTGACCGTGGGAGGGAATGATTTGCTGAAAATTACATATTACGATGAGCAGAATAAAAGAAAGAAACAAATAGATCTCAATCATCCACATAAAGGGATAAAACCACATGTGCATCATGGATATAATCATAACGAAAATGATAATTCCAAAGGAGCAACTGGATTATTACCCAAGGAAAAGAAGATGGTTGAGAAGGTAGAACGTATATGGTACAATCATATAAACAAGAAACAGTAGCTTAAATAAAAGCGGCGTCAACCAACGCATGGTTTCCGAGTGATCGGGGTGTTTCTTGTTAGCAAGCGTAGTATACTCTGGTGATTACGCCTTGATAGAGGAGAGTTCGGTTCGACTCCGAACACTTGCGACAATAAGGATGTACCATAACGGTACGTCCTTTTTTATTGCCATGAAAGGAGATGATCGGTTGGCAGCAAAGAAAAATCCATTAGCTGATGAGGCATATGAACTGTATAAGGACGGCATGAAGCTGGTGGACATTGCTGACCAGCTTGGGAAACCGGAAGGAACAATCCGCAGATGGAAAAATACATATGACTGGGATAACGAACGTTCGGATTGCAAAGCGAACGAAAGCGAACGTCCAAAACGAACGAAAGATAAGAAAAACGGGAAGAAGTTGACGCCAAAGCAGGAAGCATTTGCTGCTGAATATATTAAGAACGGTGGAAACGCTACGCAAGCAGCAAAGGATGCGGGATACGCAGAAGCGCGAGCTGCTATCACAGGATCCGAGAATGTAAGGAAAAGTAATATTTCGGAAAGTATTGCCGAGCAGATGGAGCGTATCGAGAAAGAACAGCACCGTGACATTATGAGTCTTGCAGAAATACAGGAACGCAGAAGCATGATAGCAAAAGGTATGTTGAGGGATGGAGAGGGATATACACCGGAGTTCAAGGATCAACTTAAGGCAATGGATGGACTGGAAAAAGCACTGACAATAGCAGAAAAGCAGAGAATTGAACGGGAGGAGAAAGAAAAGCGGGAGAAAGCACCTCTGTGGACGATACCAATCACAGACATTACTTCCGATTTTGTGGAAATCTACCGAACAGTGCATGAAGCATTTGCCGGGGAGATAGATGTGCATGAGATTGTATCTAAGGGCGGTCGTGGTTCTATCAAGTCCAACTTCTGGGGAGACCTGGCATACGAGACCATCCGGCAGGATCCACAGGCACATATTGCATATACCAGACGATACAAGGTTGACTTGCGTGGATCTGTTTATAACCAGTTCATGAAGACTGTGATCCGGTACAATGATCTGGATAACTGGGATTTCAAACAGTCTCCTATGTGCGCGGTGTATAAGCCGACCGGACAGATGGTTATGTTTGTGGGAGCGGATAAACCTATCAGTTTAAAATCGTTTAATGTTCCATTTGGATATGTAAAAATGCTGATTCATGAAGAATGTGACGAAATGGCAGGCGTGGAGCAGATGGATAATATCGAAGATACATTTCTCAGATCTGATACGCCAGCGTTGGATATCAAGATATTCAACCCACCCAAAAGTAAGAATAATTTCATGAATCAATATGTGGAAGAGTGTAAAACAAAGCCACAGACAAGGATCTGCCACAGTTATTATTACAACGTGCCGGTGAAGTGGCTCGGTAAACGATTTTTCGAGCGCGCGGAGTGGTTCAAGGTGCATAAGCCGCTATATTACCGCAATAACTATATGGGCGAAGTGACCGGTACCGGCGGCGGCATCTTCGATAATGTGGAAGAGCGGACCATCACGGATGCAGAAATTGAAAATATGCCATTTTTTTATCATGGTCTGGACTTTGGATTTGAGCATCCACAGACATTTCAAAAAGCATGG